CGGAGAAGGAGGTCTTCTTGTTTAGTAACGATCCCAGGTGTTTGGAGGCTGCAAACACTTTGAGGAACAAGGGTGTTGGCGTTCACAACCCCAGCGAGAAAGAAGCCAAGGCTCGTGACGAGATCGTGCGTGTTTTGTGTGAGAAGGTGTTTACGAAACGCGAGTGTGACAAGGCCATGATGAGTTACGAGTCATTAACGAAAACCGCATTGCCGCGAAAACTTTCAGAACAACAGAAAGCGCAGTGGCAATTGGACGCCATGGCCATGGCGGACGGCGATGGGTTGACATATAGCAAATTCATCGATGCGTTCGTCAAGGCGGAAGTCACATCCAAGCCTAAGCTCAGGCCCATAGCTAATCACAAAGAGATTCGCTTGTGCGCGCTTGCGAAAGTTGCTTGGACATTTGAGCACATCATATTTCATCGTTTGAAACAGATGTCCATCAAGCATCGCACCAAGCACGAAGCGCTCAGTGATATAGCCGGAGCTTTGAGTGGCATGAAGAATGGCAGATGGTGTGAGAACGATTTAACGGCGTTCGAATTTGGCATTTCCGCTACACTTAAGGAGTGCGAGTGCGCGATCTTGCGCCACATCGCCTCGCTCATCGGCGTTGAAGACGTTGGCGAGTTGCTGTTCGAGCGTGTTGTCAAGGACAGGACGAGATCATGCGTCTGGTCGATGAGATACAAGGACGAAGCGGGGGAGAAACGCAGTTTTAGGCTGATTTTGCCGAGAGCCATGCGCGAGAGCGGTGATAGGCTCACGAGCTCAGGCAACTTCTTGCAGAATTTAATCGCTTGGGTTTCATTCTTGGTTGAGCCGGGGATGGTTGACAAAGCAATTGAATCTTTGCTTCGCACGCAAGGCGCGAAAATGTTTTACATTTCTGCGCGTGACGGCAAGAAGTATTTGGCCATGCTTGTTTTCGAGGGCGATGACACGCTAGGCCGTTTGGAAGAGCCCGTATGGGAGCCGCACCGAAGTGGCACGAATGTGAGTCTCGCTGATGATTTCTTCTTGAGATGGGGTTGGAACCCAAAATTGTCCTGGAAGAAAGTTGAGGGTTATGATTACGCCAGGGTGGTTGGTTATGATGTTTTGATCAAGGATGGCGTGGCTGTGAAAGACGGTGATTCATATGTTGCGTGTCCGGAGATGAAGAGGCTCCTGACGACCAAACAGTGGACGACCACCAGCGTCACCCCGGAAGAGTTGAAGACCTGCAATAGGATCTTTGCAGCCACCATAGCGACTGGTTTTACGCGTGTTGAGCCTTTTTACGCGTTTTTGCGCGCTATGTATGATGGCAATTCAGGCGGAAAGAACGTCTCTGACGAGAAGGTACGCGAGCATTACCTGATGATGACTGGAGAGTTGCCCGAGCATTCCTCTTG